AGTTCGCCAGCCCAAAGGCTTGAAATTGCGGCGGCTTCTCCACGGGTGCGTATTACCGATACCGATGGAGGTTATGCACAGATTGAAGCCGACAACGGCAATCTGTTCCTTGTTTCTGATAATGGCAATACTGTTGCAAACAGCAATCTGACTTTTGGTGTTGATGGCACCGAGCGCGCCCGCATCGACTCTAGCGGCAACGTGGGGATTGGTACGAGTTCGCCAGCCGATATTCTGCACATTTCTAAAGCTGGTGATTTGTATTTGCGAGTTGCTAATACAAGCACAGGCATCAATGCGTACTTTGGTCAAGACAGTAATGGCACATACATTGGCAATACTGGCGCTTCAGTTGTTCGATTTATTCAAGGTTCGTCTGAGAGGGCTCGTATTGACACCAGCGGGAATTTGCTGGTGGGGACGACGAGTAGCAGCGGCCTCATCACCGGCATTCAAGCAAGCACCTCCACCTATTCTGGCTATTTCACCAGCAATTACACGGCGAGCGGTAACGCCTCAATTATGTTTTGGGGCAGGAACGGCGGTGCAGTAGCGGCTGCTGTTCGATACAAAGATGCAACCACCTCGATGGAGTTTTACTCACCAACAGGCCACACAGTGGCCTACACGACCTCCTCTGACTATCGCCTGAAAGAAAACATTCAACCGATGGGGGGCGCGCTTGCCAAGGTGACGGCGTTAAGGCCCGTTACCTACAAATGGAAAGAAGGTTTTGGCAAAGGATCAAGTCAGGGCTTTATTGCTCATGAGTTGCAATCTGTCGTACCAGAAGCGGTGACCGGCGAGAAAGACGCTGTGGACGCTGAAGGCAATCCTGTCTACCAAGGCATCGACACCAGCTTCTTGGTCGCCACGCTGACTGCAGCAATTAAAGAACAACAAGATCTTATAGTTAGTATGCGTGATGAAATTGATTCATTGAAAGCAAAGGTTGGTTTATGAAAGAAGTTTGGTTAGATTGCGTTGGTTTTGAAGGTTTTTATCAAGTGAGCAATTTTGGCAACGTTCGTTCTGTTGAAAGAATGGTTATGAACAGAGTGGGCAATGGTTTGCGTAAATCTCCTGCAAAACTTTTAAAACAATGTCTTTCGAAATCCGGATATTGGATTGTTAGTTTTTGTGCAGATGGCGTAAAAAGCAATCAAACTGTTCATAGACTTGTTTGCAGGGCATTTATTGACAACCCAAAAAACAAACCTCAAGTAAATCACAAAAATGGAATAAAAACAGACAATCAAGTTTCAAATTTGGAATGGGTTACTGTTTCAGAAAATGGACTTCATGCTTATCGCGTGTTGGGCGTACAAGCATGGAACAAAGGTATAAAACTCAAAGCAGAATTTGACGCTTACAAAGCAACCCACCCCTGAAAGGAAAAACCATGACTACCTGGACAATCACTAATCTCGACCGCCGCACCTCTGACGGCTTCGTAACCACCGCGCACTGGCGTGCCACTGCCGTGGATGGCGACCACAGCGCCTCTGTCTATGCCACCTGTTCATGGAGCGAAGGCCAGCCCACCGTGCCCTATGCCAATCTGACCGAACAGCAGGTATTAGCTTGGGTTTGGGAGAGCGTCGACAAAGCTGCTACTGAGGCGGCTCTGGCTGCACAGATTGCTGACCAAAAGGCTCCTAAGCAAGCCAGCGGCACTCCTTGGGGGCAGGCATGAATCTGACTCTGACGAAAGAGGAAATCCAATACATCATGAGCGTATTGGGTGAGCTTCCAACGAAATCAGGTGCCTGGCCTCTGATTCTGAAGATCAAAGAGCAGGCCGAGCAGCAACTCCAAGAATCCTCAGAATGAAATCATGGAACCGGCAGAGATTGATCCCATTAAGTATGGTGCGATGTGGCAGCGCGTCAATGACTACGAACGCAGGTTCGAGGTCATTGACAAGAAGCTCGACAAGATGGAGCGCCAGATCGAGGAGCTGCTGGCTCTTGCAAACAAGGGGCGTGGCGGCTTCTGGATGGGCATGACCATCGCCAGCAGCGTCGGCGCATTCGCGGCCTGGGTAGCAGGACACTTTAAAGGCGGCTGAAATCATGGACCCTATAACCGCCCTTGCAGCAGTATCTTCAGCCGTAGCCCTTGTCAAAAAGGTTGCCGAAACGGTTGATGATGTTGCATCGCTTGGGCCCGTTTTGGGCAAGTACTTTGACGCCAAAGCCGAAGCCATTGAGGTTGTAGAGAAATCTAAACAAGGCGAATTTAAAGGATCTGCGCTGGGCAAAGCTATCGAACTGGAGATGGCAATTGAGCAAGCCAAACAGTTTGAAGAGCAGATCAAGATGTTGTTCTTTCAGAGCAACAAGATGGATGTATGGATGCGTATAGCGGCTAGAGCGCAGCAGATGGAAGTTCAGGCTGCACACGCTGCTAGGCGTAGAAAAGAGGCTGAAAAGCGCAAAAAACAGGAAATGGACGAGCTTTTCATCATAATCATGGGACTTATCGTGGCCCTAGTGTCTGTTTCTGTCGTTGTTTGGGTTATTCTTGAGGGAATGAATCAGTGACCCCAGAGTTACAGCGTTACTACGAAGACCGATTTGACCTATTTTCCCAGGCTGGGTGGATAGATTTAATGGAAGATGTTGACAATATGTTGGCATCTATGAACAATGTAAGTAGTATCCCTGACGAAAAGGCTTTACAATTTCGTAAGGGTGAGATTTCCATTCTTACTTGGCTAAAAACCTTGAAAAAGGTCAGCGAAGACGCATACGAGGACTTGAATGCGAAGAATGTATGAATTTGTCTGCGAATGCGGACAGTGCACTGAGAAGCTAGTTGGTTATGAGACAACTACTGTTCAGTGTGGATGTGGTGGTATCGCCCATCGCATCATGAGTGCTCCTAAATTCAAACTTGAGGGGTGGTCTGGGCACTTTCCGAGCGAACACGGTCGGTTTGAGCGCAAGCACATCGAAAAGTTGAAAGCGGAGCGCAAAGCCAACTCATAAGTCATTGGACCGAGTTGAATCTCCTACAACCATTTTTGGCAGGAAAACATATGCTGATTGACAAAGAACCTGAAGAGCTAGGCGAACTCCAAGTCGAGGAATCAAAAAACGAGCTTCCTGAGAAATACAGGGATAAAAGTCTCGAAGAGATTATTCGGATGCACCAAGAGGCTGAAAAGCTGATTGGTAAACAGGCCCAAGAGGTCGGTGAGGTCCGAAAACTCGCAGATGAGCTTATAAAGCAGAATATCGGTTCCAAGCAACCAGCAAAACAGGAAGAACCTGAAGTAGACTTCTTTGAGAATCCTCAAAAGGCGGTTCAGGCGACCATAGAAAAGCATCCTGATGTCCTTGCTGCCCGTCAGGCCAGCATGGAGTTCAAGAAGCTGCAAATTCAGCAGAAGCTGACGCAGGAGCATCCTGATTACCAACAGGTAGTTGGAGATGCAGACTTCCAGAACTGGGTGAAAGGTTCATCCGTTCGGTTGGCGCTCTATGCAAAAGCAGATGCGGAGTTTGACTATGACTCTGCCAACGAACTGTTGTCTACCTTCAAGCAACTTCGCGGGGTGAAGTCCAAGCAAGCAGAGCAAGCAAGCGATGCAAGCAGGGCTAAATCAATGAAAGCCGCGCAAGTTGATGTTGGTGGATCTGGAGAGAGTTCAAAAAGGGTGTATCGACGCGCCGACCTGATTCGGCTAAAAATGACAGACCCTGCTAGGTACGAGGCTTTGAGTGATGAGATCATGCAAGCCTATGCCGAGGGGCGAGTCAAGTAACAACCTTTTGTTTCTTGGAGATTTAACATGGCAAACACCGCCTTTTCCCCTACCAATTCGGTAACGACCACCTCCGCAGCTAACTTCATCCCCGAAATTTGGAGTGATGAAATTGTTGCTGCCTTTAAAAAGAACCTCGTTCTGGCCAATCTGGTCAAGCGTATGTCTTTCAAAGGCAAGAAGGGTGACACCGTTAACATCCCGTCGCCCGCTCGTGGCACTGCTAACGCTAAGGTGGCTACCGATGCCGTTACTCTGATTGCAGAGAGCGACACCAACATTCAAGTGCTGATCAACAAGCACTTTGAGTACAGCCGCTTGATCGAGGACATCGTTGAAGTGCAAGCCCTGACCAGCCTGCGTGCTTTCTACACGGAAGACGCTGGTTACGCCCTGGCTCGTCGCATGGATACCGATCTGGTCCAGCTTGGTCGTTACTTCAACGGCGCTACCGTTGGCACCAACGACTATGCCACCAGCAATAGCTCGACCAAGGCGTATATCGGCTCTGATGGTACGACTGCTTACAACAGCACCTCGTCCAACGCTGCCGCTCTGACTGATGCTGCTATCCGCCGCACCATTCAGCGTCTGGATGACAACGATGTTCCTATGGACGGTCGTTTCTTCCTGATCCCCCCGTCGAGCCGCAACACCCTGATGGGTCTGGCCCGTTATACCGAGCAAGCATTCGTTGGCAACGGCGATGCTATCCGCAACGGTGAAATCGGCCAACTGTACGGCATGGCAGTGTTCTCTTCGTCGAACGCTGACTCTGGTGCTGGTAACTCTGGCAATGACCGTATCTGCTTGATGGGCCACCGCGATGCGATGGTTCTGGTTGAGCAGCTTGGCATCCGTTCGCAGACTCAGTACAAGCAAGAGTACCTGGGCACTTTGTTCACCGCTGACACGATCTACGGTGTGAAGGCTCTGCGTACCAGCGCTACCAGCTCTGCTGCTGACGCTTCCGCTGCTTTTGCCCTGGCTGTTCCGGCCTAATTGCAGTTGTCCCCTCCCCTTCGGGGGAGGGATCTTTTTCTTATAGGAGATTGAAATGGCTGCTGCAACCGCTGTTGTTTCCCGTCGTGGAAACGATCAATTCCGGGGCTTGTTCTCGGACACCTGGGAAGTGCAATGTACCCTTGACGCTGGCGCAGTTTCGGCTGGTGCCACCGACACGGATACGGTCACTGTTCCCGGTGTAGCACTGGGTGATATGGTTCTCGGTTTTTCGCATGGTGTTAGCGAGGCTGGTCTGGTCAAACGGGCCTACGTTTCTGCTGCTGACACGGTGACTATCGTTACCTACAACCCGACTGCCGGTTCTGTGAATCTGGCATCGACCACTGTACAGCTCGTTATCGGGCGGTCTGTGTAAAGACGGGGGGCCACAAGCCCCCTGTTTTCTTCTTTGGAGGTGTAAATGGTTCCTCAGACTTTTCCCTCTAACAACGGGAAGATGGTTGTTTTCAAGATCACGACCCTTACAGGTCTGACTCGCTGGTCCGATTACATCCCAGTCAAAACTGCTGGTTCCCCTGGAATTCTCAATTCCTACGATGGGAACATTGATGCAGACATCCTTGGGTCAGTTACGGGCAAGAAAGCCTGGATTGACTACATCCCTGTTTACGAAGACGCATCAGCAACTAAAGCATGGCTTGTGAGTGCTGATGGGTACATTCCTATTTACGGATAAGACAATGGCAACTTTTCGTTGTTTGGCAAGTGGTAACACGGTGACGTTCACTTACACGCACGACATTGAGTCCATGAAAGGTCATTCTGGCTATGTTCGCGTCAATGAGCCAGAAGAAGATGAGAAACAGGAAGAAAGTCGTCCTCTTCCTATGACTGCGCCAGTAGCAGCCAAAAAGCCTGGACGCCCACCTAAGCAGCAAAAAGGCACCTAGTATGGGAATGCTCTCAGGGGCTGTGTGCCCAATAGCTACACAAGACGTTCATGTCAACCTCAAGAACCGCAACCATGCGTTCAAGGAGTATGGCTATGGACCGCCAAATCCTGACGAGCCAAACGATGCTTTTTGGCTGAAAAAGGCCAAGATGTACAACGCTCCCACCGAGGCGATCAAGGGGATGCGTTGTGGAAACTGTGCCGCCTTCATCCAGACGCCAAAAATGATGCAGTGCATCATAGGTGGGCTGGAAAAAGATGAAAATGAGGGCGAATTGTCTTACGATGAGGAGTTTGTTGCAGCAGCCGATCTTGGTTACTGCGACTTATTCCAGTTCACTTGTGCAGCGGCCCGCACTTGTGATGCTTGGAAGTCTGGTGGGCCTATCACAAAGGATTGATCATGTACGGTAAAGCACCTAAGATGGAAAAGAAGTCCGGCAAGAAGATGGGTATGCCTGTGGCAATTATGGTTGCTGTTGGCAAGCCTAAAGCCATGCCAAAGGCTATGAAAGCACCCAAAATGGTCAAAAAGATGGGTCGTGGCAAATGAAAAAGACCAAGTCTGAGAAAAAGATCAGCAAGGTCATGCGTGAGTACAAGGCTGGTACGCTGCACTCCGGAAAAGGTGGCCCTGTTGTCAAGAGTCCTAAACAAGCAGTAGTGATTGCACTTTCTGAGGCCGGTAAAGCCCGGAAGAAGAAGTGAAAGAGGTCTGGGATAAGAAGCGTCCGAAGTCTCTGGGCGCTCCAAAACCCCTAACTCCTGCCAAAAAGGCTGCTGCTAAGAAGATGGCTAAGGCTGCTGGTCGGCCTTACCCAAATCTTATTGACAATATGCGTGCGGCGAGGAAGAAATGAAAAGTCCCGCTTGGACCCGGAAAGAGGGCAAAAACCCTGCTGGAGGGCTTAACGCCAAAGGCAGAAAGTCCTATAATGAATCTACAGGCGGGAATCTAAAACCTCCCGTCAAATCAGGCGATAACCCGCGACGGGCCTCCTTCCTAGCGCGTATGGGCAATATGCCCGGGCCTGAGTACAAGAATGGCGAACCCACTCGCCTTCTACTGTCCCTCCGAGCCTGG